CAAATGACTAAGGGTAGAGGGCATGTAAAACAAAATAAATTGGTAGATCCTCAGTTGTTAAACCATTGGCAATAATATGCACATAGAATATCTAAATATCTATACTGTTAAACATGGGACGAAATATTCGTCTGCCCATGTTAATAAGATATTAGAATCTTGTAAGGAACATTTATCTTACGATTTTACATTTTATTGTCTAACAGAAAATCCTAAAGGATTAGATAAAGATATAAATGTTATTCCATTACCTAAGAATAATACCTTAGAGAAGTGGTGGAATAAAATGTATCTATTCGATGATAATGTGGTTAGACAACAAGGAGAAAATCTATTCTTTGATTTAGATGTAATTATACAAAAAGATATAGATGACTTAGCAAACTTTGATCCTGAAGATTGTCTAGTGTTTGGACAAACACATTGGCATGATTTAGAAAAGATGAAGAAGGAAACCAATCATATTCCTCATAGATATACAGAATTAAATTCTAGTATTCTTAGATGGAATGATAACTTAGATAAAGAAAATATTTCTTTATATTTTAAAACACACTTAGATAAAATCTTATGGTACTACAGGGGAATAGATAATTTCTTCCAACACAAAGGTGTTGCAAGAATGAAGTATTTTCCTATAGGGTGGTTTTATAGTTACAATCACGGCTATATATATCCACATGATATAGAAAAACATGTATTCAGACAAATACCATATGTCTGTTTATTTGACTCAATGGGAAGAAAAGAAGATGTTAAATTTTAATTTTTTAAACAGTATGCAATATTGGGGAGAAGGTCTCGCTAAAGTTGAACATGAAATGAAACATAAGCATGATGACTTTAGACAAGCTCTTAATCCTAATACAATGGAAGGAGCTATTTGGTTAGTTGAAGAACTAAAAAATAGCCTAGATGATTATATGAAAGACGAGCAGTTTAACATTCTTGTATTAAACAGCTGGTTAGGAGTTCCTTTAGTACCACTACTATGTGAGAACTTGTCCGTGGGTGAATTGCACCTAGTTGACATCGATAAAGAAGCTTTAGAGCTCTCTAAGGTGTTTAATAAGCATTATATCACCGAAGAATTCATAAAAATAAATCATTGGAACATGGATATTCCATTTGCCTTTGATGAGTTAAATCAACTTAAGGTTGATATAGTTATTACAATGGGAGCTGAGCAAATGTATCCATTGAAAGATTTAAAGACTGCCAACAAACATGCTATATTTGCTGTACAGAATTCTAATGTTATAGAAGAGATGTATGGTATTAATTGTGTTGATAGTGAAAAGGCTTTAATAGAAAATGCAGGGTTAGTAGATACCTCATACTCAGGCAAGACAAAGCAATTCTATTATGATTGGAACGGCAAGGTACATTTCGATAGGTTCATGGCAATTGGCACAAAGTAAAAAACTTAAGAGAGCATTACACGAAGCAACTTATGACACAGCCATAGGAGCAATAATAATGTTCCCTTTAAGTGTTGGAATAATTAAGGCTTGCATTGACTACGCAGGCACCTCGGCTGAGATGGCTGCGTTTATCAATTTCTTAGGACTAACTGGAATAGCTATTGTAAGAAAAGCTCTTGTAAGACTCAGATTCGAAAGTAAATATAATAACAAATAAATTCAAATGCGCCTATTGCTAATACAATTAACAAAAGTATGACTGCTAATTTAAGTACAAACATTAACAAGTCAGGCAAATATTTTATTGCCAAATAAAGTATAGCTATAAAACCTATTAGTTCTAACATTAGTCTACTCTTAAGAAACTCTATGTACAAAGTAACCAGGCTGTTCTGAAGAATTAGACATGATTACATTGAACTTAACTCCTGACTTAGCTTTATTTTCCTGCCTATTGACATTGGAAAAATAACCTCTAAGATCAAAAGAATATTTGTTCTGATAGTATTGAATATCTCTATTAGGAACAAAGCAGTATTGACTAACAGTTAGATTATCTCTAATGTCCTTATACTTTGCCTTATTACTATAAGATCTACGGGTTAAATTTGCTGGCGGTGCGCCATTAAAGATTTGATATTTCATTTTTTTCTCCTAGTTTTTTGAACTTACGTCTTGATTTAGAAAAGCCTTTAAGAGGATTCTTAAAGACCGTATCGTTGTACTGGACAAGCCAGCCTTTTTCATTGACATAGTATATGCCATTAGAAACTTTTTCGTCACCCCAATCAGTGACTTCTTGTAATATCTCAATCATTTCTTTCTCCTACACCCCAGTCAATTACAACCGGGAATCTTGGAATATTATCTACTGACCTTTCAAAGAATCTACATGTAACCCAAGTAGGTTTCTCTTCTTGTTCTAGTAGAGCTTTAAGTGTTTCTTGATTGCCTCTAACACCACTCTTAAATGTTTCTGTTCCATCTGTAAGAACAAAGTGTTTAGCATATCCTGCCCAATTACCTGAGCCTTCTAATACTTCTATAACATTAAACTCTTCTGTAATGAACTCTTTTCTTTTCAGTAAGTTCTTACTTCTTTTGTTTTCGTAGACTGTATTGTTACGAACCATCTGTCCTTCGTAACCATCTTCTGTGTATTGTGAATACAGTTCGTCTAGTTCTTCCTGTGTATCACATGTCTTAGTTTCAACAGTAACTATTGGAAGATCAAAGTTTTGTGCTTCTATAAAATCCATTCTAGTTTGGAAGTAAGGTTCAACACCATCAGTCCAAACCATATCATATACATGATACTCAACAAGTTTAAAACATTCTTCCTGTTCTTCTTGTGTAGGTTTTACTTTCCTAACAAGACTTGTAATCTTGTTGAAGTCTGCTTTTAGTTCGTGATTATAAAGTTCACCATCTAATATAACATTAGGATACTGTTCAAAGAATGATTGTAGAGATGAAAAGATATGATCGCATGTTGTGATTGCTTTACCTGCTCTTGTGTAAAGTCCATCTTTCCTTGCAATACATCTAATGCCATCTAACTTAGGCTGACTAATACCACTAGACTGAGGCCTTTTAGTGTAGTCATGTGCTAGTTGTGGTTTGAACTTATCGTAAGTATCAACTAGTGAGATATCTTCGAAGTATTCTTTTTCTACTTTCTTATCCCACATTGCTTGAGCTTCTTTTTGTGCTTGTTCAGCATCTGTAGTAGCATTTGCTTTGCCTTCGTTCTTTCCGTAAGCATCTTTCCAGCCACTAGTAACTAGGTTGCCGTCTTTTATGCCTGCAATAGTTCTAGTAGCATTCATCACGCCATTAGAATATTCGACTGTCAGTTCACGAATGTTTCCGTTCGTGTCTCTTTTGTAAAGTTTAGGTAAAGGAAATATCATTACGCTGCCTCCGCTATTTTAGCTAGTCTTTCGTCTCTGTATGCTAGGGCACCTTCGCCTAAGTAAACATTGCCGTCGTCTGCTCTGTAAAGAGTTTCAAGACTTGCACTAGCATCTTTTTGTCTTTGGAGTAATGAAAACTCTGCTTGTTCTAAAGTTATGCCACCAATTTGGACAAAGTCTAATAACATGTCTGCGAATGGAACTTCACCATTTGATTTCCAAACTGTAAGCCCATCTACTTGAGCTGTGTCTTGGAATTTTGTTTCAATGGAATTATCATAAGAATAACCACTTGGTGCTGTTCTTATTTGGCTTTTGTATAGAACATCACCTGTAAAAGTTTTGTTCTCATCATGGATGCTGGCCATTCCAAATCTTTGTTTGTCTACATACTGGCCTGCTATTACTACTCTGTCTTTTAAATACATATTTAAGTCCTCACTTTTTATTTAATATACATACATTATGCACTCTGACGAACCAAAGGTCAACCTTTTTTTGGGTTATTTTGAAATCTTTTTTACTGTAAGAACAAGGGTTTAGGAGAGATGTGAAGCATCTTTTCCAGAGATATCTTCAATCATACACCGCCACATGTCAATATTAGGGATAACAAACCCTAATGTAAGGCGTGGTTCGTGTGTTCCAGCAGTATGATAGTAGACTTTATCGGGCTCTCTACCCCTGCCATAGTATCCTACCTTACAAGACCAGCCACCAGGATCTAACATTTCAACGACTTCATGTGTTAGTGGATCTCTATATTTGAAGAACCCACCGCCGTTTTCTGTATAGGATAATAGTATGTTGTATCCATGTGCATTCCAATTATTATGCCAACTCATGAATCCATTCTTAGGATAATATACATGGACAGCCTCGTTGCGAGCTCCCAACCATGTACATAGTTCTGTAGATAGTTCCTGATATCTTTCTTGGAACTCTCCTATGTTGCCCATTTTTAAATCGTAACTATATGAAATTTCTGGATACCCTTCATGGCGTCCGTCTGCTTTAACTACTTTATCTAGATACTCTATTGAACATCCGTTCTCCATTGTATCTGTATTCTTAGGATTGTCTTTTGCTAATTTATTTAAGAGTGTAAGATCTTGTCTAAAGAACCATTCTGAATATGGCTCCAACATGCCTTTAACTTCATCTGATATATCAGTCCAAATCATTTTTTCTTTAAATATATTTCATGTGAAGGAATAGAGTAATGCCACATAACAATTTCATCTCCTTCTAGTTCTTCATACATGTGGCCATTAATAAAGTTCCAACGAACAGGCATATCTTCTCCCCACTCAACTCCATGATCTGAATATGTTAGAAGTTTCCACATTGTAAATGTGTCCCATTGTCTAACATCATCTGGATATCCGCCTATGTCATTTACATATAAACCATCTACTGTTTGTTCTGTTTGTTTTAAATATTCTCCATACCAGGATTCCATTAACTTAATTGTCTGTGGATTATTTCTATAAACAAACATTCCACAGTGCATTGTCATTTCTTCTGTGTTAGATAGTTTTGTTACTTTAGCATTGTATGCTCTAATTTTTGTAAAGACTAAATCTAAATCATCTGGTAGTTGATCAAATACAAATTCTATATCTTCATGTTGACATAACATATCTGCATCTAGATAACATGTTTTGCCTGAGTAAGGTGTTTGTCCTAGTGCCCATAGTTTAGCTCTTATATGTTTAGGTACTTCCCATGATATAATATAATCTGCTACATTCCAATCACTAGGCTTAATCCATTCTTCGTGATCGACGAATACTGTTATGTGTGCTTCAGGATAAAATAGTTTTACAGACTCTGCACATTCTATAGCTGCTTTGTAGAATCTTTCATGTTTGGAAGCTACGATTAAAAAACCGTTTTCAGGAAAATCCTCAGGATTTATTTTGTTCATCCAATGACTCCATTAATAATATAGTTGTATAGGCATTAACTTCCATTGGAGATTTGGCTTTACGAATAAGTCTTTTTAATTCTATATTAGAAGAGTCTTTAACTGCCTCTATTTCAAATGCTTGTAACTTAGCACCGAATAATTGTTCTTGTTTGGCACGAACTGCCTCTGTTTCTTTTCTTTGGAGTCTCTTTTTAATACCTTCATCTCTTCTTCTAATACCTTCTTCTGTATTTTTATCGAGAACTTCCTCTCCAAATTCTTCTAATATTGCTTTGTAGTCTGGATTTGTACCATCCATATCTTGGACAGATGCGGTGGCTCTTCTACCATCATTATATTCTAATGTAACGACAATATGTTTACGCTCTTTATTAGACCAATAGGGAGCAGCGTATTTAAAATTCTTTTCTTTGGGAGGTTCGTTTTCTACAGTTGTTATGT